CAGACGGGAGAGGATCTAAAGGCGCTTTGCACGGATTAACTAAGTTTAGTTTAGAAGATCATCCGCCTAATGCTTTCTTTTTAGAATATGTAGCAAGACCCCAAACAGCTGAAATGTTTTTTGAAGATGTGCTAATGGCTTGCGTATTTTACGGCATGCCTCTGCTGTGTGAGAATAATAAACCGCGTCTATTATATTATTTTAAAAGAAGAGGATACAGAGGGTATTCAATGAATAGACCAGACAAGATATGGAATAAGCTATCTGTGGCAGAAAAAGAAATAGGTGGTATACCTAATTCAAGTGAAGACATAAAACAAGCACACGCTGCAGCTATAGAATCATATATAGACCAATACATAGGATTAAAATCAGACGGCCAATATGGCAATATGTATTTTAACGAAACCTTAAACGATTGGGCTAAATTCGATATAAATAAAAGAACAAAGTTTGATGCAGCTATAAGTTCAGGTTTAGCTATAATGGCTTGTAATAAAAATTTATATAAGCCGGTTCCACAAATGCAAAAAAGAAAGTTAAATTTAAAAATAGCTAAATACACCAATAGCGGTGCATTTTCGAAATTAATAGAAAAATAAATATATGGCTGAGTCAGTTGTAAAATCTTATTTTCCGAGTCAAGTAGCAAGCGATGAAGAAAAAATGTCATTAGAATATGGCAAGAAAATCGGTAATGCTATTGAAAGCGAGTGGTTCTCTTCGGATAACGGTATTGGTAGATTCAGAAGTAATCAAAACACTTTTCATAACTTAAGGTTATATGCAAGAGGTGAACAACCTGTGCAAAAATATAAAGATGAACTATCTATAAACGGGGATTTATCTTATCTTAATTTAGATTGGAAACCTGTGCCAGTGGTTCCTAAGTTTGTTGATATTGTTGTTAACGGAATATCTGAAAGATCATTTGATGTTAAAGCTTATTCTCAAGATCCATTTGGCGTTGAGAAAAGAACTAAATATATGGAGTCTCTAATAAGAGACATGGAAACCAAAGATCTGAATGAATTTGTAAGAAAAGAATTTGGAGTTAATTTGTTTGAAAATGCTCCTGACGTTGTGCCTAGAAATCAAGAAGAGCTAGAGGTACACATGCAACTTACTTATAAACAGCAAGTTGAAATAGCTGAAGAGCAAGCTATAAATGTATTACTAGAGGGTAATAAATACGACTTAACCAAAAGACGATGTAATTACGACTTAACTACCATAGGTATAGGTGCTGTTAAAAATACATTTAGCAAATCAGAAGGGGTAGTCGTGGACTATGTAGATCCTACTAACTTAGTATGGTCGTATACCGATTCACCGTATTTTGACGATATATATTATGTAGGTGAAGTTAAGAGTGTGCATATAAATGAATTAAAAAAGCAATTCCCTTATTTAACAAACGAAGACCTTGGTCAATTATCTCAGCAATCGTACAAAGCAAATGGCTTTTATGACAGAACTTTGAATAATGATAATGGCGATGATGCTAACACTGTGCAGGTATTGTACTTTAATTACAAGACTTATACAAATGAAGTATACAAAGTAAAAGAGCTGGCAACAGGAGCGTCTAAAATAATACCTAAAGACGATCAGTTTAATCCACCTGAAAAAATAATGCAGGATCATAAGATTGAAAAGATATCTCAGTCTTTAGAAGTTTTATACGAAGGGGTTAAAGTTTTAGGAGGTAGAGTCCTTAAATGGGAGTTAGCTACTAATATGATAAGACCTAAAAGCGATTATACTAAAGTAAAAATGAATTACAGTATAGTTGCTCCTAGAATGTATAAAGGGCGTATTGAAAGTTTAGTTTCAAGAATAACAGGGTTTGCGGATATGATTCAGCTTACTCACTTGAAATTACAGCAAGTGATGTCTAGGATGGTTCCAGATGGAGTTTATTTAGACGCAGATGGTTTAGCTGAAATTGATTTAGGCAACGGCACAAACTACAATCCGCAAGAAGCATTAAATATGTTTTTTCAAACTGGATCGGTAATTGGTAGAAGCTTCACTCAAGAGGGTGATATGAATCCAGGTAAAGTTCCTATTCAGGAAATACAATCAGGATCTGGCGGGGCAAAACTACAAAGCTTAATAACCACATACAATTATTATTTACAAATGATAAGAGATGTGACGGGGCTTAATGAAGCAAGAGACGGTAGCACACCAGACGCAAGAGCATTGGTAGGCGTGCAGAAAATGGCAGCTGCTAACTCAAACACAGCAACAAGACATATATTAAACGGAAGTTTATTTATAACCGCAGATTTATGCGAAGGATTATCATTAAGAATATCTGATATTATAGAATACTCGCCCACAAGACAAGCGTTCATACATAAGATAGGTAATCAGAATGTAGCTGTGCTGCAAGAAATGTCAGACTTATATTTGTATGATTTTGGTATATTCATACAGCTTTCGCCTGACGAAGAGGAAAAAGCAATGCTCGAAAACAATATACAAGTAGCTGTTCAAGCCGGTATGATTGATTTATCAGACGCTATAGATCTTAGAGAAATAAAGAATCTTAAATTAGCTAATCAATTGCTAAAAATAAGAAGAGATCAAAAACAAAAGAAAGATCAAAAGATACAACAAGAAAATATTCAAGCGCAGGCACAAGCAAATGCTCAGGCCCAGCAGGTAGCTGCTCAAGCAGAAGTACAGAAAAGCCAAGCGCTCATGCAGCAAAAAATAAGTCTAGAGCAAGCTAAAGCCGAGATAGATACTCAAAAATTAATGCAAGAAGCAGCTTTGAAAAAAGAACTTATGCAGTTAGAGTTTCAAATGAATATGCAGCTTAAAGGCTTGGAAGTATCTGGTAAAAAGTCCGAGATAAAAGAAAAAGAAGATAGAAAAGATGACCGAACAAAAATCCAGGCTTCACAACAAAGTGAATTAATAAACCAAAGAAAAAACGATTTACCTCCTAAAAACTTCGAATCCGCAGGAAACGACATACTTAGTGGAGATTTCGGCTTAGGTAACTTTGATCCTAAGTAATAATAATAGTAATAATTATATAATATTTTATCATGTCAGAAGAACTAGAAAACAAAACCGCCACTGAAGAAGTGGTGGAGCAGAGTCCTGTTGGACCAATGACCGTTGATGACGGCGTAATTAAAGTAAACTTAGCCGAGCTAAATAAACCTACTGAAGAAACTCCAGCTGAACAAGAACCAGTAAGCGAGGAGGCTCCTGTTGAACAGATTAATGAAGAGGTTAAGGAAGTTGAGGAAGTTACAGAAACAATTGAGCAGCCTATTATTCAGGAAATAACCGAAGAAGAGGTTGTAGAGCAAACTGAAGAGCTTGAAGATCAAGTAGAACAAGCTTTAATAGAAGCTGATGCGGGTATTGAATTGCCTGAGAACATACAAAAAGTAGTTGAGTTTATGAATGAAACAGGCGGTAGCTTGTCAGATTATGTTAAACTTAATACAGATTATACGTCTTTAAGTGAAACGCAGCTTCTTAGAGAGTACTACGAAACAACAAAGCCTCACCTGGACTCTGAAGAAATAAGCTTCCTAATGGAAGATACTTTTTCTTATGACCAAGAGTTAGATGAGGAGAGAGATGTTCGAAAAAAGCAGATTGCTCACAAAGAGGAATTAGCTAAAGCTAAAAATTACTTAGACGGATTAAAGACTAAGTATTACGAAGAAATTAAAGCAGGGTCTAGATTGAACCCTGAACAAAAGAAAGCGGTTGAATTCTTTAACCGATATACAAAAGAAAATGAGGAAGCTAGCAAATTAGCAGAGGCACAGGTGTCTACATTTAAAACAAAGACTCAAAAATTATTTTCAAAAGATTTCAAAGGTTTTGATTTCGCTGTTGGAGATAAAAAATTTAGGTACAACGTTAATGATGTAGAATCTGTTAAGAGTAATCAAAGCGACATTAATAATTTTGTCAAGAAGTTCTTGAATGATAAAAATGAAATGTCTGACGCTGGTGGTTACCATAAGTCTCTATTTACAGCTATGAACGCTGACAAGATTGCTAATCACTTTTATGAGCAAGGCAAAGCTGATGCAATGAAAGATTCCATATCAAAAGCTAAGAACATCGATATGAGTCCTAGAGGGGCTCACCAAGAAGTCGATGCTCCTAACGGTTGGAAGGTTAGATCAGTCCCAAGCGGAAAAACTGCTTCTTCGTTTAAAATTAGAAAACGAAAATAATAACCATTAAAAAAATAATAAAATGGCAGGAGAATTTAAGGGTAGCGCAGGAGCATTAGCTCACTTGACGCCACGCCCAACACAAACTTTATTTAATGATAACTATTTATCATTGAATGACATGAAATTTACACAACAATTCTTACCAGAAGTGTATGAAAAAGAAGTAGAGAGATACGGAAACCGTACTATCTCTGGATTCTTAAGAATGGTAGGAGCAGAAATGCCTATGGCTTCTGATACAGTAGTATGGTCTGAACAAGGACGTTTACACGTTGCTTATGATGACGTAGAAGTTACAGCTACATCTGTAATTATACCAGCAGGCCCTAATAATACTAACAAAAACCTTATTGGAGCAGGAGCTACTATTGTAGTTGCTAATGAAGCAGGTACTAAGGTTGAAAAAGCTTATGTAAAATCTGTAGCTACAGCTGGAAACGGTATAGCAACATTAACAGTAGCAGGTTACAAAGGAGCTTTAACTCCAGTAGCTGCAGGAAAAGGAAAAGTATTTGTATACGGTTCTGAATATGGAAAAGGATCTTCTAACGCGGGGACTTCTATAGATGCTGCTTTCGAGCAATTTAATAATAAGCCAATTATCCTTAGAGATAAGTACAATGTAAATGGTTCTGATACTGCTCAAATTGGGTGGGTAGAAGTAACTACTGAGATTGGAACATCAGGATATCTATGGTACTTGAAATCAGAGCACGAAGCTCGTATCCGTTTCGAAGACCAATTAGAAATGGCTATGATTGAAGCTGAAAAAGCAACTGTAACAATCAACACTGACCCAGCAAATGATTTTGGTGGTGGTAACACTATCACAGGTTCTGATGGACTTTTCTCTGCTATTGAAGCAAGAGGATTAGTTTACGAGGGAGCTAATTTTGGAGACCCTGGTACCGGCGGTGCGCCAAGCCCAGGTTTAGCAGAGTTTGATATTATCTTGAACGAACTAGATAAGCAAGGAGCTATCGAAGAGAACATGATGTTCTTAGATAGAAGCACTGCTTTAAGTATTGACAATATGCTAGCTCAACAAAATACTTATGGAGTAGGAGGAACATCTTATGGTGTATTCGAAAATTCAGAAGATATGGCGTTGAACTTAGGATTCAGTGGATTCCGTAGAGGATCTTATGATTTCTATAAGACTGATTGGAAATACTTAAACGACGCTACAACTCGTGGTTTAGTTGGGGATATCGAAGGTGTTATTGTTCCAGCAGGAACTTCAACAGTTTACGACCAAATGCTAGGACAGAATATTTCAAGACCTTTCTTACACGTACGTTACAGAGCTTCTGAAGCAGACGATAGAAAGATGAAGTCTTGGATCACTGGATCTGTAGGTGGAAACTATACAAGCGACGAAGACGCAATGAATGTTCATTTCTTATCAGAAAGATGTTTATGTGTACAAGCTGCTAACAACTTTGTATTGTTGAAAAAGTAATACTACACTAATGTAATTGTTACCCCTGTTGTATTTACAGGGGTAATTATTACCTTTATAAACTATTTAATTATATTATATCATGGCTAAAAAAGCTAAAGAAGCAGTAGCACCTGTTGAGGTTGCACCTCAAGTTATTACAAAGAAAGAAGCAATAGAAAAACAAATCATAGAAGCTCCAAAAGTTCCTGTGTTTGAATTTAAAGATAGAGTTTATGTTTTAGATGGTGATCGACACCCTATAGTTTACTCTATGCAATCTAAGCACTCTTCAAGAAAACCATTGCTTTATTTTGACAAAGAAGCTGGTTACCAAAGAGAGCTAAGGTATGCTACCAATCAAAAGTCCCCATTCGCAGATGAGCAAAAAGGAAACTCAACACTTGGTAGAATAGTTTTTAGAGACGGTACTTTAACCGTTCCTAAAGAAAATGTTATATTGCAAAAATTTCTTTCTGTATACCATCCTAATAAAGGCATCAAGTATCATGAACATGATCCTGTAGCCATCTCAGAGAACGAGATAAATTGGATTGAATTAGAGTTAGAAGCACTTACAGCGGCTAAGGGAATGAGCACGGATGATGCCGAAGCTATATTAAGAGTAGAGCTAGGCAGTAAGGTTACAACACTTTCTTCAAGCGAACTTAAAAGAGATCTTATGATCTTCGCTAAAAGAAATCCAGCTTTGTTTATAAATTTAGCTACAGATGATAACGTACATTTAAGAAACGTTGGAGCTAAAGCAGTAGAGGCTAAGATAATAACTCTATCCCCTGATCAAAGAACATTTAGTTATGGGGAAACAAATAGAAAATTAATGACTGTTCCTTTTGACGAGCATCCTTATTCAGCATTAGCTGCATATTTTAAGACAGATGAAGGTATGGAAGTTTACAAAGTTATAGTAAATAAACTATAGTAAGTTACTTTATGGTAGTTAAGCTGCTTTAAAGGTGGCTTAACTATTATAAATTAAAAAAATATCACATGGCTGTAAGCATAAACACTGTTTATCAAAGAGTATTAGGAATACTCAATAAAGAACAACGAGGGTATGTTACGCCTCAAGAATTTAATTTGTTCGCGAACCAAGCGCAAATGGATTTGTTTGAGCAATACTTTTATGATATTAATCAATTTGGCAGAATACCAGGGAACTCCACTGAATTTTCTGATATGCTTAAATTGCTTAATGAGAAAATAGCCTTATTTGAGACTAGAGCACCATTAAATTATTTATTTAGCTCTAACGGTACTTTTCAATTACCTTCAGATTTATATAGACTTGGCACGGTTATATACGCTAATTCTACAACTAAAAATATATTAGATCCGAACTTAGGGCCTAATACACCTGTTACAACAACAGAAGATGTAATAGTAGAACGCATAAACCCTAATGAGTTCTTATACATAAACTCCTCTCCTTTAACAAAACCTAAAAATGTACGTCCTATATATATAGCAGACGATAGGGGTATCAAAGTATACGGTGACCAAGAAATACAGTCTGATGTTGTCGCTACGTATATAAAGCAGCCGACTCCAGTGGTTTGGGGTTATCAAATAGTTTTTGATGAGCCTCTTTATGATGCAACCACAACTACTAACTTTGAGTTGCACCCATCAGAGGAAACCGAATTGGTTATAAAAATACTAGAATTATGTGGAATACTTATAAAAGATTTAAGCTTATACCAAGTATTTGACAAAGAAGAGCAAGAAACTATTCAACAACAAAAATCGTAATAAATGGGTTTAATAACAGAAAATAACGAACAGTATTACCTAGGTCCAGATGGTCAATGGAATAGCTGGGATGAAAATTACGGTAATTACCAGTTTATAACTATAAAAGATATAATAAATAATTTTATGATATCTTATGTTGGTGAAGATAAAATAATACCAAGAGTAAAAAGAACGGATGTTATATTCCATGCAATGCGTGGTATTCAAGAATTTAGCTTTGATATATTACCTTCAGTTAAATCGCAAGAGATTGAATTAGGGCCTTCCTTAGGAATGATATTACCTCAAGACTACGTTAACTATGTAAAACTCACGTGGACCGATTCTGTAGGGCTTGAGCATGTTATATATCCAGCCATTAACACTTCTAATCCTAAACCGATACTGCAGGACCACAGATTTCAATATTTGTTTGATGAACAAAATAGAGAGCTACTTACCGCAGAGGAATCAGAAACTAAAAAAAGATTTGACAACGGATCAAAAGGTAGTGATATAAAAAGCATAGGCGCTAATTATGGTCGCAGATACGGGCTAACCCCCTCAAGTGCTCAGTCTAATGGTGTTTTTTACATAGACCAATCTGTTGGTATTATATACTTTGATTCCAGTTTATCTAATAAAATAATCACTTTAAAATACGTTTCTGACGGTGTTAGCAGCAAAGACGAAGACATAACACTACATAAGTTTGCGGAAGAGGCTATGTATAAACATATAGCTCATTCTCTTCTTTCAACAAGAACCAATGTGCCTGAATATATGGTAGCTAGATTCAAAAAAGAAAAAGCAGCCGCAAAAAGAAACGCGAAATTAAGACTATCAAATATAAAAATAGAAGAGATTGCTCAGGTTATGCGTAATAAGTCTAAGCAAATAAAACACTAATATATGCCAGAATTTACTCACCTGTTTAACGCGGGTAAAATGAATAAAGACCTTGACGAAAGACTTGTTCCTCAGGGAGAATATCGAGATGCTTTAAATCTAGATTTAGCAAACTCAGAGAATGGCAACAGTGGTTCATTGCAGAATGTAGAGGGCAATACTCAGTTAAGAAAAAATAATAAAAATCTGCCGTGGGTTAGCAACTATATAGATCAGCTTGACAACGCTAAATGTATAGGTGTATACAGAAACGATATAAATGAAAAAATATATTGGTTTATAGCTGCTCCAACTCATGGGACTGGAAAATTTGGCATAAGTGCAATAGCTGAATATAATCAGGTAAGCGGCACAATATCACCAGTGCTGGTAGATACTAAAGGTATATTAAAGTTTAATGAAACTTACCTTATAACAGGTATAAATATAATTGATAAATTTTTATTTTGGACAGATAATCAAACTGAACCAAAAAAAATAAATATTGATAAATTTAAAACAGGCTCTGTTAATTTTGTTACGCACACTAAAATACCTATATACAATCAGGAAGCTGAAGTGTATCAATCTAATATAATTGGTCAACCGGATTTTTTAGAAGAAGATATTACTGTAATTAAAAAATCACCATTAAACCCTCCTATTTTAGATATGGGAGCAAGTAAGTTTGGAGCAGATATTCCTGGTACTGGTGTAGATTACTTAAGAACAGAGTATGGTGTTAATGAGCAGCAAAACTTTACTTATAGAGCTGACCTTACTCAAGATCCTCCGTCGCAACCAATACCAATAGATACTTATGGGCAGTATTTAGCGAACATCGCAGGTGACCCAGATTATTATGCAAATAGTTCTTTAGGGGCTAATTGGAATGGAGAAATAACTTTTGATATATTAGCTCCACCTAGTTATGGAATAGTAGACGGACAAGCTGTTTGGCAGGATGGTGATGTACTTTCGCTTAGAGCTTCTTATATAGATGACTTTAATAATCAATATGAATACCAAGCTAGATTTTTAATAGTTACAAATGGAGTTAATGGTGATTCTATAACAGTTAGAATACAATCCATCTCAAGTGACGTTAACAGGTTTTTTAACGAAGACGGGGATGATCTGCTTATTGCATGGGAAGTTATATTAGAAGAAAAGACTCCCTTGTTTGAATACAATTTTCCTAGATTCGCTTATAGATGGAAGTACATTGATAACGAGTATTCTTGTTTTTCTCCTTTCTCAGAAGTTGCTTTTATACCTAATAAGTTCAAGTATATTTCATCAGATGGTTATAATATTGGTATGACTAACAATATAAGGAAATTAATTGTATCAGATTTTTCGTGGGGAAGTGAAGAGGTTATTGAATTAGATATATTATATAAAGCAGATGACAGTAATGCTGTTTACGTTGTAGACACTATAAAAAGAAATGATTCCACTCTATTAACTGGTAATTTAGTTGATTATTTTGAAATTAAAAATGAGTTAATAGGCTCTATTGTTGAGTCTAATCAATTACTAAGACCATGGGATAACGTGCCTTTAAAAGCAAAAGCACAAGAAATTATAGGCAATAGAATAGTTTATGGAAACTATCTGCAAAATTACACCGTTGGATCAATCAGATTAGATACGCAAATACTATCCAGCCCTCATCCATCAAGAGTGCCTGAGTACTTAGTACCGGGCTCGGAAAGTCAGTATACAAATAATCAATTTACAGGAGATGCAGAGCCGTCGTTGAAATCAATAAGAACTTATCAAGTTGGTGTTGTTTATAAGGATGAATTTGGAAGAGAAACACCTGTTTTTTCTAGTCAGAACTCATCGACCTACATAGATATATCTGAATCTTGCGAAGTTACAAAATTAGCTACCAAGATATTTACTGCTCCTCCGCCATTTGCTACGCATTATAAGTATTTTGTAAAAGAAACATCAACTCCTTATTATAACTTGGCTTTGGACAGGTTCTATCCTGCAGAGGATGGTAATATATGGTTGTCATTTCCTTCTTCTGAAAGAAATAAATTAGACGAGGAGACTTATTTAATACTAAAAAAACAGCATGACAATTCAGAACCAGTAAAAGATCTTAATAGATATAAAATTTTAGCTATAGAAAACGAAGCGCCTGATTTTGTTTCTAATTTTAAGAAGACTTTATTTTCAGGTACGGTTAAATTACTTACTGAAGCAGGCCCTGGTTTTCTTACTGTAAGAGTAGAGGGACCAAGTCTTCAGTCAAATCCAAATTTTGGAAATAACTTAAGCTCTGCTAATCAAGTTATATTTGAAAAAGGAGGTTTTGAAACTAACGCTTATGGAATAGAAAAAGCAGGTAGCGCTTATAATTCCGCAGGCGGTAACAATCCTGTAATTTATTCTATAAAGTTAAAAGACCCATTAGCTGGCGATGCTTCTTGGATGGAAAACTTATCTACTGGGGACAATATAGATATAACTATATTTATAGAGGAGCCAAAAAGTCTCCCTGAGTTTGAAGGTAGATTTTTTGCTAAAATAAACAGAGATTTTGCATTTGACGAAAATATAATTAAAACTTTTTCCGCTTTACAAAAAAGATATGTTGTTTTAGATGAAATAAAACCGTTTTTAAGAACAGCTGAAGGTGAAACAAATGTTAATAACTTCAAGTATTTTTGGCTTGACACAGGGAACAGGCATGACAACGACTGCTTTCCATGTGAGTGTGCTTCTAATTGGTCTCAATATCAATCGCAAGGGCCAGGAGCGTGGGGTGGAGTTGGAACCAGCTTAAACACCATAATACGAGAGAACTACAAACCTCCTATGCAATACAACCAATGGTTTGGCTATTCTTTTGTAGGTCAACTAAGCGGGTATATAGATGATTTTAGTGGCACGGCACAAGGTGGTTTTGGCCAAATGGGAGGAGCTTACTTTGACGCGGGATCTTATATAAGATTTGTTAATAATTCTACTGGAGATTACAGTAAGGTTTATCAAATACAAGAAGCTTACCAGCAAGGAAGGCTTGGGGGTAGGGAAGCGTGCGCTGGAGTTTGTTGTGGGGGTGGTTTAGATAACCAAGCCCAGGACCAGCGTGTTGCTTTTGTTGCTAAGTTGAATGAAACATTAAAGGAAGATTGGTTTCCATCTTCTAACGGGGACACAGGCACACTAATATCTAGTGATATTTCTATGCAAATAGTTACTGATGTTTATGATGGTGACAATAAAATACTTACATCTACTAACCCTGCAGTTTTTGAAACAGAGCCAAAAGAGACTGCTGATCTTGATTTATATTACGAAGCTAGTAAGTCCTTTGAAATAGCTCAGCATGGGCTTAATTATGACCCTATAGATTGGTATAATGTATATTCTTTTGGAAACGGAGCAGAATCAAATAGAGTTAGAGATGATTTTAATGCTAAAACCATAAACAAAGGGGTAAAAGTTTCAACGGTACTTGACGAGCCATACGCTTTAGAACATAGAGGTAGTGGATTTATATATTCTCAATTATATAACTCAACCTCCGGTATCAATAGATTGAATCAATTTATACAAGCGGAAAAAATAACTAAAGATTTAAACCCCACCTACGGTACAATTCAAAAGCTACACGCTAGAGATACTGACTTAATAGCACTTTGCGAGGATAAATGCTTTAGAGTATTAGCCAATAAAGATGCTTTATACAATGCTGACGGAAATGTTAACTTAACAGGTAACAATGCCGTTTTAGGACAAACTATTCCTTACGTTGGTGATTACGGAATATCAAAAAATCCAGAATCATTTGCATCTTATGCTTTTAGAAGTTACTTTACCGATAAAAACAGAGGAGCGGTGATAAGATTATCTAGGGACGGTATAACCGTTATATCAGAGCAAGGAATGAATGATTTCTTTTCTGACAATTTATCATCATCTACAAAAATAATAGGATCTTACGACGAAGACAAGGGTTTATATAATGTAACTCTTAATTCGCTAACTCCTTACTGGAGAAAGCATCTTAGTGTAGATAAAGATTATAATTTAACCGCAGAGTGCCCTACTAGTGATTCTCCTGCAGAAGAGAACTTAATATTAGAAACTACTGTTTCTTTTGACGAACAAGTTAAAGGCTGGACTAGTAGAAAAAGCTTTATACCTGAGGGTGGAGTTTCTTTAAACAATACTTATTACACTTTCAAGAACGCATTAATCTGGGAGCATGGGTTAAATGATACTTATAATAACTTTTATGGCGATCAATATTTTAGTACAGTAAATCTATTAATTAACGATTCCCCTCAAGCGGTAAAGGGTTATACTGCTTTAAACTATTCGGGTTCAGCCTCTAGGGAGTTAGAGTACGAATACAATAACAACTGGTATTCAATAGCTGAGGTTAACGCAGGTTCTTTCGTTCCTGGATTTGTTCAAGTAAAAAGAGAAGGTTGGTACAGTAATTTTATAAGAACAAATTTAGAATCAGGTGAAATAAAAGAATTTGAAAATAAAGAAGGTAAATACTTTAATCATATAAAGGCATTAGAAGTATGCAAAAAGGGGAAGGGTATAGGTACTGGAACTATTGACCCTGTGGAGCAAGATTACATACTTACCTCTGGATTAAGCTGCGAAGGTCTTGGGCAAGACTGCGAAGCTGACCCTGTGCCAGACACGCTTATTGATGGGTGGTGGCAATGGAACACCAAGGGTCTTTCTAGTTCAATATTAAATGAATCACAAGCCTCCAGTGCTAAATGTATTATAGAAGACTTTCACTTATGGTTAGCTGGGAATTACTCTGAAATAAGCTCAATTAATTATGACCAGTTTAAGTATATATTTGAAGAAGGGTTAACTGTCGGAACTCAATTATATGATAAAGACACTTTAGAACCCATAAGCGAACCAGGTACTTATTTATTTATAAGCAACACTGCTGGTCCTCTTCCGGATGCCCCCGCCTTAGACCCTTCTAACCCCGCAACAGTTCCTAATGCTTATATGATCGTTATGGTTACGCCGGATGGAATTATTCAATCTATGGACCAATACAACACATTACCGCCTTGCGACGAGGATCCTGATGTGGGCCCTATGAATTTATTTAGAGGGTACTACAATAATGTTCAAAGCTACGTTATGTCTGGAGGAATTACATCTGCAATATGCGGTATGAGGGATTCTATAACTACTTGGACAAATTCACCTTTAGAGATTTGTGGACCACTCAGCGACCCGCCTCCTAATTGTAAAGGTAGAGGCACTTTCAGCAAAGGGGTGTATTGGTATAGCTCTCAATCTGCTGACTTACAAGAAGGTGTTACTATATACACTTACAATTCAGCACAAGAAGTATATACGCCTTACGCTAATACAACTGCAATGTGGAAAAGCCCCAATGGAGGAACTTCAGTTGCTTATGTCCAAGCTTTATGGGATGATTTATCTTTGTTTGGGGATGAGTGGTATTTTATTGAAACAGATGAGAATGGTACTATAACGACAATGACACAAGTAAACACTATAGAAGATCCAACATGCTAACACCCAATAACAATTACACAATAACATCGGTAGAGTATATAATACCAGAGAACTCTGTTATTACGGAGGCAATAGGGCAAGCCTACATGGAACTATTAATTGTACCAGATACAGGTTACACCGTAGATGCGACTAGTTTTAGTTTAGCAACGCCACCTAATGCAACTTATGTATCCAGTGTTGTTTTTACCCAAGCAGGAGCTAACGTATTAGTCATTATTAACTTAGTTCCTTCTGCTGTCATGCCTGCTGGCAATTTATATTTAGGTATATGTATCAGCGGAAGAGCATGCCAGATTGATTCGGGTATTAATGGAATATATAACACCGATGTAGAACCTCAAATAACCCCTTCTAGCGAGTCTAACGTGCCTTATAGCGCTTCTGGTGAAGTTGGGGACTTGGTTACTTTATTTTCTAAAACATTTACGGCTAGTTCTAATTTTTATATAATAGGAGCAGATGTTGCTTTAACGCAAGGTAACGCTGCTAATTATTCTTTTGAAGAAAATCCTCAATTTAACTCACAGGGATTAATGACTAGTATTACCTATGTGGTTAAGTATTTGTTTACCGCTCAAAGCTATTCAGATGATGTTATAGACTTTACTTTGCGATCAAAATTATTACCTCTAGTTCAACCTATAGTAATATCAAGTTACTCTGAATTACCTAATTTTGTGCAGGCTACTGGTGAAAATAAAGCTTTTACTGTTTTTGGCCAAGAGGGAGCTGTGTATAGCATCTCAATGTCTAATGGTATTGATACTATAAATATAGCTCAAAACGACTCTATGGTTAGTAGCGGCCAAAGAACTTATATTATAGAATTTCCAGTTTGGTCAGGGAGCGGATATACAGAGTGGGAGATTTTATTAACAGGAGATTTAGCAAGTCCATTTTCCCAACCTTTACCAATTATCGTAAGACAATACGCAGACATTGAATTAACAGTTACTGGAGCTTCTACAAATCCAAATATATCTTATAACTCATTGCAAACATTCTCCGTGCCTGCATTTCAAATTACTAATCCTCCTGTGTTTGCTACAAACATAGACGCTACTATTGACATTGCTCCTTCAGAAAACATATCGATTACCCCTTTTGCATTGGGTAAATTTAGAGAAGAAATAGCCGTAAACGGCTCATTTGACGGACCCGCTACAAACGCTTCTGTTTTAAATTTTATTACATTATCAGAAAATTATGGTAACCTGCAGGTTGGAGACAGATTTAATTTTTCAGCTTATGATCCATTAAGCAATAGTACCAATCAAGCTCCATTTAATTATACTGTAACATCGATAACCGGCAGTCTTCCTAATTTAAGTGTAGGTATAACACCTCCGCTGACTACCACAGCTGATGGGGGTACAGTTTCGTTTTTTAGAACAAGTGGTAACGTAAGCAATGGGCCCACTGCGATTACAATGACACAGATAAGTCCAACCAGTATTTCTCTACATTATAACTTTATTTTAAATAGATCTGGAGATGCTGATGCTACGTTTACTTTTGACTTAGATGATATAGTTACAGTGGTGCCTGCGTTGTTTGGGCCATTTATTTTAAATTACAATTCTAAATTTAGTGTAACGGATGCATGTTGTGGTCAAACCACGACTATCGTCTATTTAAACACCACCTCTTTATCTACAGCAACAGAGATGTATTTGAATGTACCAGGTAATCCGCCAGCAACACTTAGCGGAACATATTCCGATGGTAGCATTTACAGAAATTACGATGGACAAACAGGATTGTTCCTTACTCCTGCGATTAATTGTCCAGGTTGCTCACAATCTTTATTCTTGTGTTACGCCGCTAAATCAGCTGATGATCTTTGCTGTGGCAATGCTACAACGGTTCAAGTATGGGTTGCACAGGGAGAAACTTTTTTAAATAATTCAGGATTATACCAAGATGCATCTTTAACTACCGCTGCTCCAAACGGATTCTATAGCGACAATACCTGCTTTAACATAATACCTTAATATAATGGCACAAAACAACACATATAGACAGCAAACCTCTATTGGTTTAGGAGGTGAGACAGCTTGCCCTCAATGCGGCACAAACCCACCAGCGTTTTTTTCATACAAAGTGGACATGTGCAACAACGCAGGTCAATTTTATGTTTCACAATCCGATGCTTTTTTTGGAAGCAACCAAGTAATAAATTCTAACACTTACTCTATAGGTCAAGTTGTTTGGGTAACAGCCGGTGCTACCAGCCCTAGACTCTGCGCGGAAATAATCGACATAAATGTAGATGAGGAACCTGGTTTGTATATTGACATACAAGGCGGGCCGTGGTCTCAATGCAATCAATGTATTGACTCTAATCAAAACCCTTAAATATGATTGATATAAATATTACATTTAGCACAAGCTCTGTACCCAACGGAATGCAAGTACAGGACATAATATGGTATGTAGACGGCGCAAGCGGCTCCGAAATACAAGTTGGGCCTATAGTATCAATAACCATAGATCCAAACGGTGATTTAACTTATGTTTTGGTTTCGGCACCTCCAGGTGTAGCTCCACCTTCTTCGGGTGACTTTATATTCTACGTAAAAAACCCCATAGTAGAAGTTAGTTCTTTAAAAGGGTATTTTGCGGAAACACAATTTATAAATAAATCTACAGAGTATGCTGAGTTATTTGCTGTTGCTAGTGAGGTATTTGAGAGTAGCAAATAATACGTAATAATAAAACTATAAAAACTTAATATAATGGTAGGACAAATAGTAGGAGGATTAACTGGTATAGCCAGTGGTATCATCGGTTCTAAAAAAAGAAAAGAAGAACAAAGAGCAGCCCAAGCTGAGTTTAATAGAAACAAAGCTAAATTTGAAATGCAAGACACTTCAAATGTATATACAAATATGCAAAACACGATGGAAGATCTAACCGTGAATCAAGAACAGGCTCAATTTCAAGCAGAACAAGCTAATCAAGGACTAGTTAACATAATGGGTAATCTTCAAGGGGCCGCGGGTGGTTCTGGTATTGCTGCATTAGCTCAGTCCTTAGCTGGACAACAAAGTCAGCAAGTAAGACAAGCTTCTATGGATATAGGGAGGCAAGAGCAATCTAATCAAATGGCTGAGCGACAACAAGCAGCTAACTTACAGTTATACGAAAAGAAAGGAGAATTAATATCAAGAGATGCAGAAAATGAAAAACAATCTACATTATTGGGCATGTCTCAGCAAAGACTAGGCGCGGCAAACAAGGCTAGGCAAGACGCAACAAACGCAATAGTAGGCGGAATAGGCGGTGTGGTAGGAGGCGCTGCGGGAATAATTGGTGGTATGCCAAGTATGCAAGGTACTCCTTTAGGGGATATCTTGAATTCCTAATAAAATATAAATTATGGCAAATAAATCATTAATTGATGGAGCTGCTCTTGTAGGAGCAAGTAAACAATCAACCTGGGGACAAGCTTTTCAAGAGGGGTTAAACAACAGTTTAGCAGCAGGGGCTCAAAGCAGGGCTGTAAGGCAAGCAAAAAAAGCTCAAATAAATAACAAGGTTGCAAACTACATAGACACTTTAAATTCAGAGTTTGATGTTACTCAATTAACTCCTACTCAGCAAAGCTCAGTAAAAAATTACTTAGTAGAACAAAAAAGAATATATGCGGATACGGCTATGAGAGTAGCCAAACTTGATGCGGATAACCCTATGTACATGGAAGGAGTTAGCCAGTTGAATAGTATTAAATCTAACTTTACCAACCTAGCGTCAGAGCTAAATGCTTTTAAAGAAGACAAGCTAAATTATGTTAAAGATTTTGATAATGGTACATTGTCTGAAGGCAACAAGATAGGAACGTTAAGCGATGCTTCAGGTATATACACGGGCGAAAGCACAATGAGCATTGGTCAAGGTGGTGGTATAAACTTTTGGAACGAAGAAAACGGAGAGTTTAAATCTTATAGACAAACAAAGAAACCGTTCTTAAAAGACTTTGGGGCTGCTGACAGTATAATGAAGATAAACGAAAACGTATATAATTCAGGAAAAGTTTTACAAGGTGCTAGAAAAAACATGGTACGCCAGCAGGTTAGTCAACTTATAGATAAAGGTGGTAGAAATAGTTTATTATCGTTGGCATCAGATGACTTTGTTGTTCAAGGTGGATTGAATTTAGAAGACCCGTCTTTGTTTGAACCAGAGAATGAAGCTTTACTAAAAGATGCTGTTCTTAATAGTTACATGAACGCTTTTACAGAATCCTCTATACAAGGGGCAAATGATAAAAGACCAGCCAGCAGAAGAGGTGGTGGCGGATACAGCGGAGCAGTACGCGACGAAATTAATCTAGGAGGGCCTAGAGCACAAGAAGCTTTGCAGTTATCTCAAACGACTTCTGGCGATGCGACAGCTATAGCTAGAACAGCCAACTCTATGGATCCCACTGATAAAAATATAAAATACAAAAGTAGAGCTGAATTTTACCAAGAGTTTATAACTGGGCAGGAGATTAAGGACAGTGAAGAGGCCCGTAAAGAGTTTGCAGACATGTATGGTAACTCTGAACTGTTTAGGTACAATTACAGCAACCCCTCTTATTCTAGAGGTATATCTGTAGATGTAAACGACCCTCAATCTATTTATAGGTTTTATATACAAAACTCAGATTTTGGTGGTAAAGCAGAAAACCACTTTATAAATAATTACCCGTCTGGGAACAATACAAATTCTGGATCATTAGATAATCTTTAATTAAATGGAAAAACTATTCGAGGCGCTACAGGCTAGCGGGCAATACACTAAATCTTTTTCGGACTTTCAATCACAATTTGGAAGCCTAGAAGGTCAAGAAAAACTATACGGTGCTTTAAAAGAATCAGGAAGTTACACTAAGTCTATGAACGATTTTACTTCTCAGTTTTTTAATACAGCAGAACCAGTAAAGACAAACGACTCTGCAAGTGCGGATCCAGCTGTGGAGTCAAGCCAAAACGCTACGGGATCACAATCGGAAAAACCTTTATCGGCTTGGCAATCAATTAAAAATTCTTTCTCCAATGTAGGTGAACAGGTTGGGGATGTCTTTGAATTTTGGTTTGATACAAACGAAGAAGAAGGTGGGGGTGCAAGAGCATCTTTAGACATAGCTACTAATACTGTATACGCTGGAATATTCGGGCAAGACAAAGTAGATGAATATGTTAAAAAGCAGGGTAAAGATTCTTGGGCGGCTCAAGGTCTTGGAACTAAAAACACTTTAGAATCTATTGAGAAATATAAGAAAGAACAACTTGAAAGCAAAGACACCCTTGGCATAATTGAAAGCGTAAAAAAAGGAGATGTAAGCGGCGCTCTTGCGGGAGGAGTGAATGCTTTAACCTCTATGATAGGTAGTGTTATTTACGGAGCAGGTACGTTAGGTACTGGGTTTTTTATGGATTATACAGCTGAAAACTTTGTAGAGTACAATAAGTTAAAAGCTGAAAACCTAGGCGTTAGCTTTGATGAACTCGTACAATCAGGAGAAGCAGACAATGCAATACCCGTAGGCATGGGGGTTATTTCTACCGGATTAGAGTTTATTGGGTTAGGAGCGGTTGCCAAAGGAGCTAAAGGAGCCGTAAAAGGAACAGGATCCTCGGGATTAATTGGTATGGGTAGCAAATATCTTGCTCAAAAACTAATATATAATAAAGGAGCTAGAAACACCATGAGGATGTTTTCAACAGGAGCTACTGAGTTTACTACAGAAATATTACAGCATGCCGCCGACAAGGTTAACGTAGAATACGGTAGGGTCGCTGGCACAGACAACGAAGCAGAAGTGTTTAAAACAGTTATAGATGCTGTTACTAGCCAAGAAGGTTTAGAAGCGGGACTTCAAGGATTTATTGGTGGTGGAGGAATGGTTGCAGGTAGTTATTCTGCAAAATCCATGAACACTATAAGAACAGTAGTTGACGGCGATAAAATAGATAAAAATATAAATGAATTATCCTTACTTAGAAAAAAGTTTAATACTACCGATAATAAATTAGTTAAAGAAGGTATTCAGGCACAGATTAATGAAAAAGAATCTGAAATTGCGGACTCAGTTAGAAAAGGCAATGATATATACAATAGCTTAGATGATAAGCAGATCAGTAAAATTGAAAGCTTAACTGACTTAGCGGATGCTGCTGCGTTTAAAACAACGGAGCTTAATAAGCAATTTAGAAGTAACGAAATTAGCGAAAGCCAATACGCTTCAGCTATGGAGGGTTTTAAATCTGAATATGATGGGGCGCGTCAGCAACTTATTGACATGAACCTTGAGCAAAATATAGCCTCCGCAAAAACTATAGCTAAAGAAAAAGGCTTAGAAATGGATGTTTTTACAACAGCTGAGGTTGAGTCTTTAATGAATAGCGATAAAGTAAGTGAGGAAACTAGAAAAACTTACTTTGATAACAAAGACAAAGGATTTGATGTATCTGCTTTTGCTATTGGTAACAAGATAGTTATAGATAAAGATATAGCTAGAAAAACAGGTTCTATTAATGCAGGAATGCACGAGGTACTACACCCAGTACTTAATAAGCTTATTGGTGGCGTAAAAGAGCAAGGTAAAATGGTTCGTCAATTTAGAAAATCGATGACCTCTTCTCAAAGGAATTTTGTTGACGCTAAAATGAAAGAGAGGGGATATACGGGAAAAGCATATAATACAGAATATGTTAATGTATTTTCTGATGCGCTTCGTAAAAAACAAATTAACTACGATAAGACAACATTTGAAAAAATAGGTGATGCTGTAGTGGGTGTTTTTAAACCTGTAGGTTATACCAATATAGGTTTTGAATCCGGTAAAGATGTATACAATTTCATTAAAGAGTTTGACCAAAGTGCCGAACAAGGTAAATTAACATCAAAAGCAGCAGCAGCTCTTAAAGATGTTGACTTAAGCGATGCTGGGTTACAAGATGGAATTGAATTTTCTAAAACCGTAGAGGAGGCTGAGCTTGATTATGAAAATGCACAAAACGCAGACCCAAACGATCCTAGATTTGAAGCTAACTTAGAAGCAGCTGAGGCAGCATTAGACGCTGCAGAGGAAGCTGCGGCAAACCCACAAGCTGTTGTTAAAACTCCCCCAAAGCCAAAAGCTAAGCCAAAAGTTAAAAAAGAAAGACCTGATAAACCAACAAGAACAACAGACTTAGGGCCTAGAGATCCGTTATCCCAAAAAATAATGGACCAGTACAATGTAGGCATGTATGGTATTGAAAGAAAAGAATACACAGCTAGTAAACCTTTACCTGCTCCAGTGGAACGTAAATTAGTACCAATGTTTGAGGGCTATATCAATACTATTGTTCAACAAAAGTTTAAACAATTTGCGCCTGAGGCTTTAGAGTTTCAAGATGCTTTGGCTATACTAAGGGCAGAAGTAATTGCTGCTATCCGTACATACAACCCTGCTAAAAACAAAGATTTAGCTGGTTATGTAAAAAAGATAGTGCAAACTAGACAGTCTTTAATGTTTAAGGAGGCTAACACTGAATTTACATCTAATTTAGATGATGCTAAAGGTGTTGTCGCTACTAAAGATACTCAGTCCATAGATAGAAGTGGTAATGTAGAAAGGGGTCAGCGTACGTTTAATGAGCTAGACATAGTAGATCAGGATTTAATAGATGACATTAAATCTGACTTAGAAAAAGAAATAAGAGTGAGAGTGCAGAAAGGTACTCTATCTGAAACTATATCGGTTAAAAAAGGAAGAGATACTTATATTGTTTCTTGGCTTGAAAACTATGTTAACAAACAATTGTTTAAAAAGCTAATGAAAAAAACAGGGGCCATTACGGGCGTATACCCCAACGCAGTCATCCCAGGAGCTTATATAGACTTTCTAAACGATCCGAATACATTTGACATAGTAACTAAAGCTTTACCAATTAAAAGCATTAAGAAGAGCTACGGTAAGTTATTCCCTACTGAGAAAGTTGGTAGAGAATTAACAGCAGAGGGTAATCCTGTTTTTAGAATCAAACCAATCGATAAGAAAACCTTTTTAACTTATTTTGTAAAGGGGAAAAAGTCTGCGGTATTAGAAAGACAAAAGCAATTATTTAGAGAGATACTTGAGCCATTAGCTAAGCAAATTGTTGCCGACTATGCAACTGCGGAAAACTTAGGCCAATTAAAATCAATACAAGAGTTAGCTCCTGATACTTCTTTAGACGTTCAGGCGGGTATTATAATAGAATCTCAATTAAATGATCTTCAAAGTCAACTTGATAGATACAAAGGCGAAAAAACAGGCTTTGATATTATACAATTTTCTAAAACTGTTACTGTCGAACAAAAACAAAACATATCTAAAGCTTTAAATCCTTTATTAGAAAAACCTTCTAACAACGACTTTAAAACAAAGGTGGTTGAAGATATCATAAAGGGTCTTGATAAAGTAAAAGATTTTAAAGGTCTAGCAGAGCTTGTATGGAATGCTGGCAATGATACTTTAAACAAGAACAGCGTTAGAACATATAGAGCAGAATTATTAAAGCTATTAGCAAACAAGCTAAATTACACAGATACTGTTAAGTTTTTAATAAGCGCTATAAACGAACATCAAAAAGTATATAAGTACCAACAAAAAGTTATTGGGTTTGATTATTCCTTAACAAACTTTAAATCTTCATTCAATAATGTAAAGGGAACCAAAGCGAAAGCGGAGGTTGCAGAGCTTTTTTTAAGGTACATAAGCAGATCTATAAGAACACTTAAGCTTGATGGCATAACAAGAAATGAGCAAGTGTACGATAAAATACTGAAGCCAGTATTAGGCGACCCTGAAAAATATGGATTTACCAAAGAAGTAGATACAGAAAAAAACAGGTCTTATATCCTTAAAGATGGGGTAAGGCTACAAGGTTTAGCTGACGTAACTAACATAAAAGCAGACTTCATTAACAATGTTAAAACTATAAACGAAGAAGCTACAGAGGTTAGAGAGTGGCTACTTAATGAGGCTCAAAAAGCTATATACAATAAGAATGGAGATTCTTTTGTAGGTTTTCTTTCTTTAATAAGTGCAGATCAAAGAGGAGTTATAAGAAAAATGAACTCAGCAGGATTTGCGATGGAGGGGCTATCGGTTAAAGACTCTATACTTGAGCATGAAACCGAAGCTGTTGAGGTGTTTAAAGCATGGAAAGATTTTGTCGATGGAAAAATAGAAAGACCAGAACTAATTAACTTTCTGGAAGGTGCTAAAGTAAACTTAGTGTCTAGGGAATTCGATGCGCTTTTAAGAAAAGTTCAAAAGGAAAAGGGATGGAGAGGTAAAGAAAGATACACCGACCAGCGCGTTAAAGATTTTTTGGAAACTAAAAAAATAATACAGTTTTCTAAAACAAAATATAACTGGGATCCATTTGATATGGCTGATGTGGTTACTATGTCTTTGTTTGGCAAAACTAAAGCATTCAAAAACAAACAAGGATTTCAAAGAACGTATAAGTATTTAACACCTGCTCAGCAAGCAGAAGTTAGAGCTGAGATGAAAAAGCATAAATTGTTGCAATTTAGCAAAACTCTTAACAAAGCTAAAGCTATGGTTAATAGACCTGATGCTACTCAAAAAGGTATTAGCGTTTGGGACTTTGATGACACATTGGCTACAACTAAAAGTAATGTTTTATATACATTGCCAGATGGCACAAAAGGAAAAATAAATGCCACTGAGTTTGCTTTGCAGGCAGATCAGTTAACAGCTAAAGGTGCTTCCTTTGATTTTAGCGAATTTAGTAAGGTTATGCAGGGGGCTAAAGGCCCTATGTTCGACAAAGCAATGGCTCGTAATAAAAAGTTTGGTAACAGCAACGTGTACATTTTAACCGCTCGACCAGCGAATTCAAAATATGCTATACACGAGTTTTTAAAAGGTATTGGCTTAGATATTAAATTAGAGAATATAGTTGGACTAGGCGATGGCACAGCTTTAGCGAAAGCACAATGGGTTATTGATAAAGTAGCTGAAGGATATAACGATTTCTATTTTGCAGATGACGCTTATAAAAATGTTAAAGCGGTGCAAGGGGTTCTTGAAGAGGCCGACGTAAAATCCAAAGTGCATCAGGCAAAGGTTCAATTCTCTAAAAATATAAATAAAGACTTTAACAAAATAATAGAAGATGTTACTGGAATAGGAGCTAACACTAAAATCTTTGAAGCCGCAAGTAAAGTTATAGGTAAAACAAAAGATAAGTTTAAGTTTTTTGTACCTTACTCAGCTGAGGATTTTGTTGGGCTATTGTACCCTTTAATGGGGGAAGGAAAAAAAGGAGACGCTCACGCTGCTTGGTTTAAGAAAGCATTACTAGATCCTTATGCTAAAGGTTATAGAGATTTTGAATCATATAAAGAGAACGCGACGGGGATAGTTAAAGAACTTATTAAAAGCTTTAAAGATGTCCCATCTGGTTTAGAGAAAACAAACTCCACCGGATTTACAAATGAAATGGCGTTAAGGGTTATATTGTGGGCTAAGAATGGTCATGCAATACCTGGTTTATCAAAACAAGAAAGAAGCGACTTAATAAAAGTTGTACAGGGTAATCCTGAGTTGCTAAGATTTGCGAAACAAATACAGGCTACATTAGGTGGCTATCCTGAACCTACTAGTAATTGGTATTCTGGTACTATTACCACTGATGCCATAGGTATGATAAACACAACTAAGAGGGCTGAGTTTTTAGAAGCTTGGCAGCAAAACGCAGATGTAGTATTCTCTAAGGACAACATGAATAAGCTGAGGTTACAATTTGGTGAAAACTACACTGAAGCTCTTGAGGATATACTTTACAGAATGAAGACAGGTCGAAATAGACCTATAGGAGCAAACAAGCTTACTAATAACTTTATGAATTGGGTAAATGACTCTGTGGGTACTATAATGTTCTTTAATACTAGATCAGCTTTATTACAAACATTATCTATTGTAAACTTTGTAAACTGGGGTGATAACAACCCTATAGCTGCAGCAGAGGCTTTTGCAGATCAAGATCAATTTTGGAAAGACTTTAGTATGCTGTTCAACTCTGATTTCTTAAAGCAGAGAAGGTCTGGTTTAAAAAATGACGTAAACGCAGATGACATTGCAAGAGCAGCGGAGACGGCTACTAATAAATATAAAGCCGCTCTCAGCGCAATACTTAAAGCAGGTTTCTTACCTACTCAAATAGCGGATAGTTTCGCTATAGCAATGGGGGGAGCATCGTTTATTAGAAATAGAATAAATAAGTACAAAGAAGACGGTATGTCAGAGGCTTCTGCAAAAGAAAAAGCTTTTTTAGATTTTCAAGAGATAGCAGAAGAAACACAGCAGTCATCCAGACCGGATAGAGTATCTCAACAACAAGCTAGTCCATTAGGGCGTATTATACTGGCTTTTGCAAACACCCCTATGCAATACATGAGATTAACTAAGAAGGCTGTTTTAGATCTTAAAAATGGCCGAGGGGACTATAAGACTAATATAACTAAAATAATATATTACACTACAGTGCAGAATATGATCTTCTCATCTTTGCAATCAGCAATGTTTGCTGCTTTATTTGAAGATGATGACGAAGAAATGATTGAAGATAAGCAATTAAGAGCTGCTAATTCCATGTTAGATTCTTTGCTTAGAGGTACAGGTGTTTACGGAGCTATTGCTTCTACTATAAAAAATATATTATTTGAAATTAATAAGCAATCAAATAAAGACAGACCTGATTATACGCAAGCTGGTTTAAGAATGCTTAGTATATCACCGCCGGTAGATTCTAAAATAAGAAAAGTACTTAGCACAGGTAGAGCTTTTAGTTATAAAACTACTAGAGAAAAAATGAAAGGATTTGGATTAGACAACCCTGCTTACTATGCAGTAGGTCAATCTATCTCTGCTTTTACTAATATACCAGTAGATAGGGTTGTTAGAAAACTAGATAACTTAAGGGTTGTTTTTAGCGATGATACAAAATACTGGCAAAAAGTTGCATTACTATTAGGTTATAGTCAATGGGATTTAGGCTTAGTACAAAAGAAGGAATCTAAAAGTAAATTCGGAGGAACAACTAAATGGAAAAAAAGAGGAACATCTGGTTCTAAATGGAAAAAAAGAAATTAATATGAGCAAACCAATCACAGCAAAAACAAGTAAAGTAGGTGCTACAACTTACTGCAACAAATGCAAAGGAAAGAATTGCAATTGCACACCGTCTTCGCCAGCTACAAAAAAAGACGCTTGCTATAGTAAAGTTAAAAGCAGGTATAAGAAATGGCCATCAGCTTATGCGAGTGGTGCTTTGGTTAAATGTAGAAAAGTTGGCGCTGCTAACTGGGGAAATAAATCTAAGTAGCATGGCATTTAAAATGAAACCATCTCCGTTTAAAAGTCTCAGGCGTTGGTTTGAAGAGGAATGGGAAACCCCAAGCGGTAAAGAAGATTACAGTGATGGAGAAAATACATTTAGACCAACTAAGAAAATAAGCAAAGATACACCGTCAACTTGGAGCGAGTTAACCGCCGCAGAAAAAGCTGCTGCTCAAAAAGAAAAAAATCAAAAAGGGCGCGTAAGCAAATATAAAAAAAAGAAATGAGTCTACAGGAAATTAAGTTATACGCCATAAACGGCAGTACACTAGGGGTTACAACTTTTACGCAAATAGAAGATTGGTTAAAAATAATATTATTAGTAGTAACTATAGGTTACACTATATCTAAATGGTCAAAAGTACGTGAGGAAGATAAATAAAATAATAATACACTGCTCTGCTACAAGAGAAGGCGAAGATATATCCGCTGCTGTCATAGATAGATGGCATCGAGATAGAGGTTGGAGCGGAATAGGGTATCATTATGTTGTGTCCTTAAATGGAAACATTGAATACGGTAGGCCCATAGATAAACAAGGTGCACATGTTAAGAACCACAATAAAGGATCTATAGGTATTTGTTATATTGGAGGTGTTGAATCAGAACGCGGCTCTAATGGCAAATGGATCGCCAAGGATACTAGAACGCTAGAACAAAAAGAAAGCTTATTAGATTTGATAAAAACACTAAAGAGATTAAACCCAGAGGCTACTGTTCATGGGCATAATGAATTTGCCGCAAAAGCGTGTCCTTGTTTTAATGTTAAAGAAGAATATTGTAACTTATAAAAATAAAAAAATGAAGAAAATAAAATTGTTTATTGACAAATTACAGAATTTATGGAATAGATTAATGTATAGATTGATGTTTCATAATTATAGAGAAAAAGAATAAAAAAAAGGAGGCACCACACCTCCCTTTTTTAACAAACAAACTAACCATCGCACGCAAGACAATCCTCATTCATTGCTTGCTGTGCAATATCTCCACGTAGAACACTTTCTGTTCTCGTATAATATAAAGTCTTTACTCCGTTTTTCCAAGCATCAAAGTGCACTTTATTAAGCCACTTAGGCGTTGCTTCACTAGGGAAAGCGAGATTCAAACTAACCGACTGATCTATGTATTGTTGGCGTATGCCAGCTTGATTTACTAGTTCCAGTTGGTTTATTTCTTTAAAAGTTTTAAAAACTTCTTTAGCTGGTATATCGTGCCCCATAGTAATATCACCAAGCTCATCGATATCCTGAACCGAGCCTCCGTCAGCAAGGATCTTATTCCATATTTCATTAGTATTTAATTTATGTTTTCTTAATAACTTTAAAAGTGTAGGGTTTTTACGTATAAATGTACATTTAGCAGATTGCTCTGTAAATACATTAGCAGCCCAAGGCTCTATTCCTGGCGAGACATTGCCACCAAGTTTTGAATTACTAACAGTGGGAGCAACAGCACGCAGGTGAGTATTGCGCATACCGCTACCAGCACACCACAAAGGTTCACCATAAGTCTCAGCAAGTGCCATAGAAGCTCTTTCGCTTTCAATCTTAATTTGGCTAAAAATTTTCCTAGTCTCAAACTGAGATAGTAAACCTTCGAAAGGAATACCTTTTTCTTGGAGATACGTATGCCATCCGAGGACCCCCAAGCCCAAGGCCCTTCCTTTTTGAGCTGATCGTATTGCGTTTTCAAATCCTCTAAGTCCTTTTGCTCTTTGAATAAATTCTTCCATAACTCCATCAAGAAACCAGATAGAGTCGTATATAAGATTAGTGTCTTTCCATTCTTCATATTTAGATAAGTTTAATGACGACAAACAGCATACAAAGCTATGATTCTCGTCTGTATGCAACGTTATTTCGCTACATATATTAGTCATGTGAACCTTTAATCCATTATCTTTATATGCTGCTGGATTCGCTTTGTTAACGTTTCCTTTAAATAATATATACGGTTCTCCAGTTGCTTTTCGCTTTCTAAGTAGTTTACTCCACTTAGTTCTAGCATTTGCATCTCCTTGTTCAAGACGTCGCATAAACTTATCACCCACAACTGCGCACTGATGTAAATTAAGTGATTGTCTGTTGACATCTCCTTTAGGTTCTCTAATTTCAAGCCACTCTTCGAAATCATCATGTTCAATATTGATGTTAACCGATGCTGCTCCTCTTCTGACTGATCCTTGATTAGTCGCGAGTATTGTGCTATCATAGATTTTACAAAAGGGTACAACTCCGTCTGATGTTCCATTACCTGTTATTTTAGCGCCAGCGGGTCTTATTTGATTAACTCCAATACCAACTCCACCGCCGTGCTTAGCGAGTAGCATCATCTCTAGGTTTTTTTGCCCGATATCCTGTATTGAATCAGCAACGTCAATACCGAAGCAACTAATAGGCAAGCCGCGATCAGTCCCAGTGTTTGAGAGTACAGGACTAGCAAGGCACAACCAGCCATTCCAAATATAATTAAAAAACGTTTCAGCCATCTCTGGCTTATATAATCTACGAGCAACTGCTTTAGCGACTCTTTGGTATGCTTCTTTAGGTGTTTCTCCGTCGAATAAATATCCCCCGGATATAGTCTTCTTGTATACGTCGTTATTACCCCACGCAGGGTAATCTTCACCTTTTTTCCAGTTTTCATTCCACATTATGTTATTGAGTGTATTATCCAGGCTACAAGCCCATTAATATTAAGTGCTACTAAATTCCATTGCTTACGTGATGATGTTTGAACAACAACACATATAAATCCGAATATGTATAGCATTGGATCTATTGTCCATTGAGCAGCTATCAAAAGCCCAGATCCCATATATCATATACGAGATGCAAACTTCTGATACGCTGTCAGTTTATTTGTATATCTTAAATACTTTTTAAGTCTATATTTCCATCTTCTTTTTCTGTTCATTACCAAATATCTTCAAAGTCTTCACCCTCGTTAGCTTTCGAGTAATCTGTCGAACGAATAGCGAAAAAATCAGTATGGGTAACGCCCCCGGTAAGATGGTAAAACCAATCAAGATTACCCGCTGCATTCGAGTCATACGCGAAGTAGTTCCCAAGATCGACATAGCCGAGCTCCACAAGTTTTTCATTTGTTCTCTTTTTTATAAAGTGTTTTAGATCATTAGCTGATATACCTTCTATATCTCCCATCTCAAACATTTTATTAATATAATTAGTCTCTAAAGACACCATAGTTTCTGCAGCTTTTATAACATCTTCTCTGCATAAATTCAGTAATTGATTGTTTTCACTGCACATATCGCGAAATAATTTACATCCCATTTTACTGTGCAATGATTCATCTCTTACTGACCACTTCATTTGTTGTCCGATACCCTTAAGTAAATTTCTAAGCTGAAAACTATAAAGCACAGCAAAAGCAGAATACAAGCTAACTCCTTCAGCGAAGGCTGAAAATACTGCCAAGCTTTTCGCAATGCCAACGCTATCGTCCCCGTTGTAAGCAACCAGATTATCAAATCTAGCGCTCGTAGCAGGTTCGTGTAAAAATGCTTCATAATCTTCTAATTTTAATGTTTCATTTAAGTAGCTATATGCTACAGCATGTACGGTCTCTTGCGAGCCGAACATCATCGCCATCTGTTTGATTTCGTGTTTAGGAAACCACGATACGACGTTCTGGGTCCAATAGTCTGAAACAGCGCATTCGGTTTGCGCGAATCCAAGAAGTATGTTCCCGACAAGGTGCTTTTCTTTTTCGTTAAGTTTTTCATTCCAATCTTTTATATCGCTTTGCATTGAGATTTCAGTGTGTAACCAAAATGCCTGGGCTTGCTTTAACCAGCCCTCTGTGTAATACTCAGGATATTCAAATGGTTTGTACGCTACGCGCTCATCGAATAGTCCCATTAATTATCTATTTCTAATGCTAGATCAATCAAAGGTAAATACAACACGTGTGTTGAGAAATCCTTTTCGTGATAGCTTCTCATTCCAAATAATATTCCAGGGTAAAAACCTATAGTTAATGTCCACCCTCTTTCATTTTTATTTTCCTCCATAAACTTTTATATTATGTCTATCCATTAATTCTTTTAATTCATTAAATTTAATCTTTCCGCGAACTTCCCAACTCCATTTAACAAACTTATCGATCTGTCGTTCAGCGTACTTTTGCTTGGCTATCCTCTTCGCTTGTTGAGGATTAACCTTATTGTCTCGTCGCATTCCTTTTGATTTTGTGGTTTATATAATGTAATCGAAGGGAATTGATTCATAACCAAACGCTTAAACAACTTCCAGCGCATAGGGAATGATTCGTTAGCTCTACCTTTTGTTTCTATAATAAAATCTTCTCCAATGAAATCTGGTGTGTATTTAATAGGTAGTATTCTTTTTTGCCCCCTATTTTTATAATCACCTTTACCATTAGACTGTCTTTCGTAAACTTCATTATCAAAATGAAATCCACTTAATAAAACAAAAGTCTCTCCTTCGTACTTAGCTTTGATCTTTTCTTTTTTAAGAGCCATATACATATATCTCTCAAGACCTGAAGCAAAGTTGATCCCATCATAAGTAACTTTCTTACTTACAACGGGACCTCTTTTCTTTTTTCTTTTATAAGGTTGTCTCTTCATGAACTTCAATGCTTTTTAATAATGCTTCTTGCATCTCTTCAGTGCTGGATTCTTTTAGCTTTTGCATGTATAGCACAGCATCCATTAGCTCTTCTTGAAGATGATTGATCCAAGCAAACAAATTTGATTTATCGTCGTTAAGAGTTACGCCGTACTTTGCAAAGCCTACGTCAGATCTTGATACAAACTTATCTACAACGCGTTCTACAACGGGGTCTCTGAATTCTATTTGTTTTTTACTCATAATGTTTCTTTTACAAATGTTCCGTTAATCATTTTGCCTTTACGCCTAGCTATTACATTGTAAGCGGTATCAATACAGTCTTCTATCTTTAATCCTTCTAGCTCGGCTAGATTAGTTAAGACTACAGCAATATCTCCAATAGCATCAACGATCTCCGCTTTGTCATTGTTTAATAAAGCTTTAGCTAGCTCACCTGCTTCTTCCATAAGTTTTACATACTGCGTGGTAGAATTACCTTTAGCGTATATACCTTTATCTTTAGCCCAAAACCTTATAAGATCAAATCTATCTGGTATTTCATTTGGATTGTGTACAGGATTAAAAAAGGCCTCATAAAAAGCCTTGTTATATATGTAGCTTCGATTGTTATTATACATCGAGGTTTTAGCATTCTGCATTATCCAGGGTATATGTTCTTTTTGTAATTTAAACTTGAACTCTGGTGTTTCCCATTCTAATCCTAAGTTATCTGAAAGGTTGCCCTTTAGTTTATTTAGGGGTACAGGAAACGTACTTGTTTGTTCTGTTGGATTTATTTTCATATTTGATTTGAATAAATTTTTATATAGTGTCCGATCTCTTTTATAGCCATAAGACTTTTGAAGTTCTATTTCCTTGTTAGATATTAAATCAATATCATCACTTGTAAATAAAACTTCGTATTCTCCTGGAGCATAACCTTGTTGTTCCGTAACTCTCTTATTAAGATTACGTGTAACTCCAATTTTTTTACCAGGAATGTGATAAATGTTGTACATATTTTTTATTATTTGCCAACACTTAGCTCTGCTTTGATTGCAGGATAAGGATTGTAGTTAATTAATTTAATATCGATAGCTTGAGGTATATTTACGCCCCCTAGAACATTAGCATTGACTCCTCTTTCTAATTGAAGCTTAGGTAATACTCGCTTAGATCTTAATCTATATTGCTCTGCTTGTTTCAAATGATTGTTATACAAATGACAATCACCTAATTGACCAATCAACTGACCTGCTTTTAAACCTGTATCTTTTACTAACAATTCTAGCAATAAGCCGTACATAGTAATATCATAAGGTAAACCTAAGAATACATCAGCGGATCTTTGTTGCCACATTAGATCCATTGTACCGTTATTAATATATACTTGAAAAGCATAATGACACGGAGGTAAGACCATATCTTTCATCTCGTGTGGAGCCCATGCGCTAACCATAAGACGTCTAGAATCTGGATTAGTATTGATGCTATACACAAGATTATAAAGCTGATCTACGCCATTAAAATTACGCCACTGTTTTCCATATACAGGACCCAATGTTTCATCTGTTCTACCCGAGCGTTCGTAATCTGGTCGCCAGTACTTAACGCCGTTATCTTCTAAATACTTAAGATCAGTTCTACCTTGTAATATCCACAGCAGCTCCGTTCTTGCTGCATTAAAGCTTATCTTCTTTCCTGTAAGTATAGGGAAGCCCAATGACATATCGTGTCTAATCGTTCTTCCGAAGACAGACTTCGTCCCAGTCCCTGTTCTATCCGACTTATCCAATCCTCTGTCGAGTATTTCTGATAATAATTCTTTGTATTCATTTTCTATATTTATCATAATAATATTTACACATTTTATAATATTCCGGCCAAATTGTATTTCTACAATACTTACTGGGTGATAAGTTAGGCTTTTCCCATTTTGTATAAGCTCCTAAACTAATAGCTATATGCCAGTGATCAGTATCATTTTGTATACCATAAGGCGATATTCTTATATTGTTTCTAACACAATACATATACCACTTATCTTCTTCTTCACTTCTTGCATAAGGTGGCATAGGTTTAGTACGCTTTCCGTATATACTAGGCATCTATTCCCAAGGCATTTTTTCACCAGCTAAATTAACTTGCTCGTGTGGAATAAAACAACCGGACTTTGGTTCCCATTTAAAATGAGCTTCAGCGCCGTTCTCTCCTAAGTTTTGAAACTTAATCTTTAATACCTTAGCTTTAACAGTTTTTTGTTCATAATCTCTATGAATTAATATACCGTGATAAGATGCATCATACCATTCACCTCCACCTTTTATGTTATACATTGTTGGTTCGTCAATCTTTCCTGTTGATTGATTCTTGTACATTTTAGTAGGGTGCGCTACAATAAATACTAATACATCATACTTCTTAGCAAACATTTCTATTTTGCTTAAGTATTCCATAGTATACCTATTAACATCTTCCGTCTTACAATCTACATCTCTTACTTTATTAAATGGATCTATAACTAAACATTTAATACCTTTACGTTTAACTAACTCAGCACCCTTTTTAAGTACAGATTCTAAAGTATAACGTTCCATGTCAATGTGAAAGTAATTACTATTACAGTGGTCCGCTATTTGATTCCATTTCTCTCCTCCAATATCTGTCTTAGTTGGCATACCTTGCCAAGTCTTTCTCATTAACTTATGAGCATGTAGATATGTTGGTACGTTTTCCGGAGAAGCGAAAGCTGTTTTCCAACCATAGTTCGCATTGTATCCGACAACCATCTGATCAACGAAATCCGACTTGCCCGAAGAGGGTATGCCAGTGACAGTAATAAACTGACCAGTGTACGTCGAAAATATATTATCAAAGTTTTCCAAACCAATTTGAAAGCCAGGCTTGAAACCATTACGAACAAAGT